CGCTGAACGGGAACGCTGTAGAATAGCAAATAAGAAACGATATGTCCCGACTGGAAAATCTAGAGGCAGACCTAAGAAAAATTCAGAATCGTCCGGCTCGGAATCGGGATAAAAAAAATTGAATACCCGTGCGATTAATTCAGAACTTAAAAATATATTACGGGTATAGAATAGGATGACGATACATACTATTTTAGCCTATGCGTCTGAAAATGATTTACCTATGAGTGCTATTACTACGAACCCACTATTTGATACTAAAAAGGGCAGGGTTAGTAAGGGAAAAGCAATTCCTCATTTCAAGTGGACTGAAAAAAAACGATGGGAAGTTGGTAAGACTAAAAAGGATCGTAATGGAAATAAACCTACCGCTTGGTATTTATATCTTAAAAAGAATGCTATTTATGTTATAGACATTGATGTTAAGAATGGATTGACTGCTAAAGATGTACTTACAGAAGAAGCTTGGACAGGGTTTTTCAATACATCCAAGTATATTGTTGAGACTGGTTCTAAGGGTATACACGTATATTATTCTATCCCTATTGATTGTGAAGTGAAAGATTCTATAAATGTTGATTTGAATCATTTAATCAAAGAAGAACACAAATCCGTGACAAGTATTGATATTATAACTGATCATATCATATGTGAAGGGTCTTCTTACGAATATGAAACACAAAAATATGAATATACTGCTTTAAAAGGTGATATTTATCAAACAATCCATAATGAAAATATATGGAATGCAGTGTCACCTTTTATCACTATCAAAAAAGAAACGATTGAAGAAAAACAAGAACGAAGTATGAAAGAAGTTATTCGTTCTCTTGATTACAATGAAATCATAGACCATATTGATAATATTCCAAATGTCAATTCATCATGGGAACAATGGTATAAAATGGGACAGTTGATTTATAATATTTTAGGATCTGAAGGGTTGCAACCATTTATAACCTGGTCTTCTAAAAATGAAAGTAATCACAGTGATAAGTCTACAATTGATTTATGGAAGGGTTTATCTGAAAGACAAAGTGGTTCTACATTAACTATTGGATCATTATTATATCTTTCGAAACAATCCAATGAAGACAATTATAAAAAGATTCGTGCGAAATATGAACCCTTGAGTTATACCTCTATTAAATTGATGATAGAAGAAAATCACTTCTTTATAGAAGAACCGAATCCTCTTTATTGTAGGATAAGAGATAGGGATATTATAACTTATAAGCCATCAGAGTTTAGTGAGATTTTGAAGCCTTACAATGTAATTGTAAATGATAAATTAAAATCCTTCTTTGATTTATGGTCTCGTGATAATACAAGACGTACTTATAAAAGGTTTGGATTTTATCCTGATGGAAATTGTCCTTCTAATGAGTATAATAGATTTGTTCCAGCAGAGGCTTCCTTCTTACCAGTTAAAACAGTCCCCATTGATCCAATTATGCATCACTTCCACATTATGTCTGGAGAAGATGAAAAGGCAAAAGAATTTCTTATAGATTTCTTTGCTCAAATAGTACAACAACCTGCTAAAATTATAGGAGTGGCTATATTACTGTATGGGATCGAAGGATGTGGTAAGGATATTCTTGTAGATTGGATTGGAAAACGTATACTAGGTTACCATCAATACAATAAGCCTGGTAATATTGCTAATATGTTTAAAGGATTCAATTCAGAACTGGCTGGAAATTTACTATTTCATACTGATGAGATTGAGCTAAAAGTTATTAAGAAGTACAATGAAGATTTAAAAAGAGTTTTGACAAGTGGTCGGATTAGGATTGAAGGAAAAGGAAAAGATGCTATTAGTATTGATAGTTACATTCGATTGTTCATGACAACCAATAATAGAGATGCTTTAGTTATTAGTGCTACAGATAGGCGTTTTGCAGTGTTTCGATCATCTGATAAGTATAGAAATAATATGGAGTACTTTAAAAAATTAGAATCCTTCTTGGAAGAAGAGGGAGTAGCCCGTTCGTTCTATGATTTCTTAATGGCTCGTGATATTAGTCAATTCGATCACACGAAACGACCAGAGACTGAAATCTATAAGGAAATGAAACAATCTTCTATGAATCCTATCTTACAGTGGATCAGTAATGATACATTTGATGAAACTAAAATGAAATCGAGTGAATGGCTTGTGAAATATAATAATTGGGCTGAAATGTATAAAGGTAGAATTCATAATTTAACATCTTTTGGAACTGCAATTAATGATTTTGCTAGTAAGAATATAGGAATTGTAAGAAAGGTTACTATGAATTGTAAGGAACTCACTATCAACAAGGAAGAAGTTTTGAGCTATATGGAAAAGGAGGGGTTGATTTGAAATATGTCGAGTATGTCGAGTTATGTTGAGTATGTTTTTATACTCGACATCCCTTAGAACTCATTTTAATTATTTATTTCATAGTAGTTGGTAGTATATATTTTATTATATATTTCTTCTTATGTCGAGTATGTCGAGTTAGAGGTCATTTTTAGAATTCTTGGAAAACGACTTCCAGAATTCCGAATTCCTGGAAACTGGTATTCTGGAAGTCCTTTTTATATAAATAGAAAACATACTCGAAAGTCGCCATACCCGCCATACTCGACATATCCATAATAGGACTTCCAGAAAATAATGAACCCCTATTTAAAAAATTGATTTGATATATATAATAATAAATTGCAAATGACTCAATTATCTATCATGAAATTCACAGTCCCAATGAAACTATCAAATGAAACGAAAGTAAGTCAGTATATCCAAGACTCAACTATATTAGATATTAAAAAAATAGAAATCCTACACGCCAGATTTGTACGAGGATTGAAAGAAGATTATGGCTTTACAATGAAACAGATCAAAGATATAGAAGATAATTGGTTATGGTGCGGTTACAGACTCGAGAATGATGATGATTCGTCTGGTTGGATGATATACAAAAGTTATTTCGATGATACACGACCAGATTTTGAAGATAAATGTGTATGTAGGCAAAAATTATTCGTTCGTAATGATTATTTAACAGATGGTGATGGAAGTATACTTATTATTGGTCAATGTTGTAAAGATATGTTTATTAAAAATAGACTAAGAACTTGTACTGAATGCAAAATACCACATAAAAATAGAAAAGACAATTTATGTAATGATTGTAGAGAATTAAAAAAAGAAAACCTACGTCGTGGTACGAAATGCGAGTGTGGTAAATATAAAAAAAGTGGATTCTTGACTTGCTATACTTGTAAATAGTTTACTATCTAAAGAATAGTTTCTTATTCTATAAATAGGAATGAATCAAGACCTATACAACATCGTACTAAAACTAAAATCAGAGGGAGTCGTATTAAACTCTACTGGAATCTATACCACAAAAGAAGAGCCCTTCAAACAAGAAGAAATCAATCAAGCTATTGATGTTCTAAAGGATGCGATCAAGCTCATCCCGTTCATGGTGAAGAAAACGACTAAAAAAGCACTCGTAGGATCATACTGTTTAAAAGATAAAGTAGAGAAACATACTGGATATTTGTCAAATGGTCAAGTTATCCTCTGTATGCTATATCTGAATCATAGATATATTATAAGACATCAAATGAACTGTTCTTTTTTTTGTTCGTTTGTTGAGAGTGATGCTAATAAAAATTGACAGAGTTTAAAGCAAAAAAGCGTATAAAAGAGTAGAAATGGTTAAAGATTATCAACTTGGAAAGATATACAAGATCTACAGTCTTAATGGGACAGTAGAAGATGTTTATTATGGGTCAACAATAGTAACACTTTCACGTCGTATGGCTAAACATAGAGTTGATTATAAACAATTGAAAAATAAAAAAGGTAATTGCACCTCATGTGCATTATTTGATAAATATGATGATTGTATTATAGAATTAGTAGAAAATTACCCTTGTAATTCAGTAGAAGAACTCAAATCAAGAGAGGGTTACTATCAAAGGAACAATCCTTGTGTTAATAAGAAAATTGAAGGTAGAACAATACAACAATGGTATGAAGACAATAAAGAGAGACTATTAAAAAAATCAAAAGAACTCTATAAAAAAAATAAAGAGATTACATTACAAAAAGCAAAAGAAAAAATCACGTGTGAATGTGGTAGCGAATATAATAAAATGAGTAAATCCCGACACGAACGATCTCAAAAACATATTACAAAAATGATGATAAAAAATCCAAAATAATTTCTTGATGAACAATATGACATTAAATGCTCTGTATAAGAAGGCAATTTCTTTGGGTGCAACAGACCTTGGTTTCAGCGATAGAAGAGATAAACGCTTTTATGTTATCTACGGCAATAAGATCATACATTTCGGTTCAAAAAACGGTAAGACATATATCGACCACCACGACGAAGCAAAGCGTACCGCTTGGCGATCTAGGCACAGTAAGATAGTTAATAGTGAAGGAATTCCATTCTACACTATCAAAACTAGTCCAGAATTCTGGAACTGGAATTTAACTTGGTGAAAACTTAAAACCCAAATACATGTCTATATATAAAATGGATGTTATATATAGAAATGGAAAGTTAAGACCGAATATGGATCTATTGCACAACGGAATTAGATTCGACAAACGTGGAACAGTGTATATTGATTTTATGAAGTGGATTCATAAAAATAGTATACCGTACGAGAGGCTGAGCCTACAAAATCAAATGACTATATTTTTTGATATTAGACTCCTTTAATAGATTTAATAATATTAAGCCCATTACGAGTAACATTAACTGTTTGTGAACCAGAAGTTGTATTAGCAAATAACGAATAAGTAATATCTGGATTAGTACCTATAGTTACTATAGTATTAGTAGTGCTAACTAGACCAGGAGTATTCGAAATACTCGGAAGAGATGCACCTGCATATTGTATAGTTAAATTTGAACTAACAACACAAACATAACTAACAGATGAAGTACCCGTTTTACTTAATATTTGAACAGTAAAATTCGAATCAAAATAATAAGCACCAGCAGTGACTAAAAGATTTTGTGCTCCTCCAGCCGTAATACCATTTAATGCAAGAGTAAAATAAAAAGTAGTATTAGCCAGTACAGTAGTTACTGTTCCAACTGCATTAAAAGAAAAAGTAGAAAAAGGAGTGGCTTCTGCAAAAGGAATTGGATTAGTAATTATTACATTACTAGCAAGTAAATCAAAACCAAGAGTCGCACCCGTAGCAGATTGACTATATGCACCAGTACCAACAGCATACACATTATCATCACTAAGACTTGTAAATTTAGAAGTCCAATTAACACCCTCACTCGGAGGAAGAGAATTTAGAATCAAACATCTCCACATTTTATTATTATATGAGCAAGTGTCGCCAAGATCATATACAGTATTAGGGTTCCAGTATAGCGGAATAGAATTCAGATGGGCAGGAGTGCCAGACGAAACGAGAGCCATTTTTATAATATCTATTTAGAAAATAAATTCAATAAAAATTAACCGTGATGTATAAAAATTGACAGAGTTTAAAGCAAAAAAGACATAAAAGATTAGAAAAGAATGCCGGACTACCAAAAAGGGAAGATATACAAGATTTACAGTCTTAATGGGACACCCGAAGATGTTTATTATGGATCTACGGTTCAAACATTGGCTCAACGAATGTCTAAACATAGGGAACAAGGGAAAAATAGTAATAAATGTAAGTCATCTATTATATTTGATAAGTTTGGAATAGAGAATTGTATTATAGAGTTAGTAGAGTACTATCCGTGTAATACTGTAGAAGAACTTAATGCAAAAGAAGGATATTATCATAGGAATAATCCTTGTGTTAATAAATGTGTTGCTGGAATAACAATGAAAGAATGGTTGGAAATTAATAAAGAAAAAGTAAAAGAAAAACACAAAGAATATTGTAAAAAGAATAAAGATAGTATATTAAAACAAGCCAAAGAATATCGTAAAAAGAATGCAAAAGTTATATCTGATAAAAAAAAAGAAAATTATAAAGTCAATAAAGATGCTATATTAGAACAACGTAAAGAAAATTATAAAGTCAATAAAGATGCTATATCAGAACGACGCAAAGAAAAAATAAAATGTGAATGTGGAAGTGAATTTAGAAAAAATATGAAAGTACGTCACGACCGTAGTATGAAACATCAAGACTATATATTCAAATTGATCCAAGATCCAACCACTAAAGAAAGCAACGATGAATAGCCAATTTGTGCCGTGCAGTTGTTTATATTCATTATAAGTTGGTACGAACACAAACCTATAATGATTAAACTCACAGTTAATTTACCTACAAACTTCGTGGAGGCTGGATGCAAATCAAAACAACATGATCGCCACGCCGTACTTTCTTTTTCTATTTCTAATCGTCTCTCCTCAATATGGAATGCGTGTTCTTGCTCAGCTTTGACGAGTTCGTTTGGTGGCTTTGGTTGGATCAAACTTCCTCTAGTAAACATTCTTAATAAAGAATATAAAAAAAATTAAACGAATTTTTCTAACGAGATACAATTACTTACAGTACCAGCAAAGTTTAACACATTAATTGTCATAACCCAAGTTTCACCAGGTGATATGGTAGTAATAGCGAATGATGTCTTGTTTCCAGCCCCTAATGAACTTGATATAGTATAAGGTAATGTAGCATTACCAGATATATTTATTTTAAACATACCATTCGTATTTCTATTACCAATACTAAATTGGCTAATATTTCCAGACATAGTAAAATTATAATAACGAAGACTACAGGCGTTTCCTTGAATAAACAAAGCATCAGGAGGTGTATATGTTACGGTATTCGTTGCTTGATTTAATGATAAATTATCTACTTTCATAATATTTGTATTTGGATTATAAGTAAGCGTATTGGCATCAAATAAAGGGTCGTAATAGCCAGACACACCACCACTTTGTACGAATGTTAGAAAACAATTCTGGTTTAAAATGGCTTGATTTGTGTGGTAAATAGCACCTCTTAGTCCAGTAACTGTAGGGCTATTATTATAACATATTTCTTTTGTCCCAGCGTCGTATTGTAAAAGACCTGATTCTGTTTGTGTTGAGTATGGTCTAATTGGTGCTACATAAAAAGCAGGATTTGGGGCTGATGAAGTAACGCCAGTAGCATTTAGAAAAATACTATTAGCAGAAGCATTATTTTGTCCTGCTGAATAACCAATCATTATAGAATTAGCACCTTGTGTAGTTTCACCTGCTGAAGAGCCTATTGCTACGGCATTTGCCAACTGCCCTGAATTTCCAGCATAATATCCTACTGCGACACATCGTGATGCTTGTGTTCCTTCACCTGAATGAGAGCCAATAGCCACTGCGTAATTTTGTTGTGAAGTATTACCAGCAAAATTTCCAATTGCCACACACTGACCTTGCTGATTTGTCTGACCTGCTTGATTTCCAAGTGCTGTTGATAGTGCTGTTTGTCCTAAATTTCCTGCTAAATTTCCAATTGCTACACAATTATTACTTTGTCCTGAATTTCCTGATTGATTTCCAATTGCTATACTATTAGCACCTTGTCCTGAATTACCAGTTAAACGCCCAATATTAATTCTATCATCAGTGACTGATAAATTCATATCAATTCGTCCTGTAAAATTAGTAGTTCCAGCAACAGTTGTTAAATCATTAATATTTTGAGTTTTTGTTTCCAGTGTTGTAATACGACTATTATTATTATTCGTAGTGACTGAGCCATTAGCCATCAAGTACTCAAGGGCAGTGCCTCCTTGCTTTATAAAACTATTTGCTGTTATATCAGCAGAATGAGCGTCAATTGTAGGACCTAATACAACTATTGGTTGGGTTAATCCTGATAATGTAAGTGTATTATCAGATGTTATAGTTATGTCATCACCGCCAATAGTAACATTACCAGCACTACCAGCAGAAATACTAACACCGCCATCAGCCCCTGCTTGTAAAGCAATACCACCTGTTCCTTCTGCTACTAAATTAATACTACCGCCTCCACCACCACCACCAACATTTCCAGAACTAATCGTATTACCAGTCATTCGTAGATTTTCACCAGTGGTAGAATTAAGAACAACGAATCCTGTAGTAGCAGTTGAGGCAACATTATTGGCTACTTGCTGAGTTGTTCCTGTTTGGATTGTGACTGGCGTTATAGTAGTAACTGCTCCACCACCTGTAATGGCACTCTGAACGAATGCCGTTGTTGCTACCTTTGTGCTATTATCAGTGGAAGGAGTCACCGTAGGAGCAGTAACATTACCAGCCCCAGCCATATTAATACTTGTGGCAGTGGCAATGAAAGGAGTAGTTGGTCCGCCACCAGGCGGTGCAATATTAAAAGAAGTAGCAGGTGGTAGAGTCATTATAGCAGAAGAAGGTTGTGTAGGTGCGCCAACTGTAAAAGACATTCCATTTGTAGAAGTTAATCCGAAACTATTACTTTGAATATTTGAAGTTAATGGATTTGTTACACCACCACCAATAGTTCCTTGTGGACTCCAAACTCCTGGATTTCCTAATGGAATTACATTTGTATTAACACTTAATGCTAAATATATGATCGTTTCATAAGAAACACCATTCCCAACAAGATATGTAACGTAAGGTGACCATTGTACGTAACTCATTTTTATATTATAAGAAAAGAAAATAAAATCTTTATATATAACACAATGGAAGAAATAGAACAGTATCCTCTCGGTGACGATGATATTAGAACTATATTAGGAAATAACATATCTATATTGAATTATCCTGATCTTGAGAATATGGAATCTGCAGATGAAATGTTTGACGATCAAGGACGATGTGTATTGTTATTTCCTACATTCTCTGAGCAGTCCGGACACTGGTGCTGTTTG